TGGACCAGATGGAGCTTTATATAAAGGGATGTCATATCCAGTTCCAAAGATTACAACTGTTGACGTCGCAGGCGCTGGTGATGTTTTTCTTAGTGGTTTGGTTGTAAAATACATTGAAACAAAAGACATTGAAGTTGCTATTAAATTTGCCAACACGTGTGCAACATATGCTGTTCAACAGCGCGGCGTTACTGTTATCAATAAAGAAGAATTAAACGATGAATGAAAAGAGTGTTGTGTTTGTTTCTGGTGCCTATGATTTATTGCACAAAGGGCATATTGAGATTTTAAAATATGCCAAGTCTCTCGGATGCTACTTGATTGTTGCAATTGATTCAGATGAAAAAGTAAAAAAAGACAAAGGTGAAGATAGGCCGTTCTTTCATCAAGAGGACAGAAAATTTGTTTTGGAATCTATCAAATATATTGACCGAGTCGTTATTTTTAATTCAGAAGAAGAATTGGTAAAACTATTGAGCGACGTAAAGCCAGATATTCGCGTTGCTGGCTCTGATTGGAAGGGTAAAAAGATTGTTGGTGAAGAACATTGTGGGGAGGTGAAGTTTTTTGAAAGGCTTGAAGGATATTCGACGAGTAGTATACTCGAATATAGAAATGGAAAATAAAGAGCAAAATGACGAGAAAAATAGGTATAAAAAAACCTATTGCGTTGATATCGATGGAATAATTTGTTCTCAGACGAAAGATGGAGAAGATTATTTAAAAGCTGTTCCGTTTAGAGATAAAATTATTAGAATTAATAGACTTTATGACGAAGGCCATGTTATAATTTATTATACTTCTCGCGGAATGAAAAGATTTAATGGAAATGTTAAAAAAGCTTATACTTTCATGTATAATTTAACCAAATCACAATTGGATGGTTGGGGTGCAAAATATACCAAGTTACGACTCGGCAAGTTATGTTACGATCATTGGATTGATGATAAAGCTATGACATTTAAGGAATTTTTTGAAAATGAATAATATGAAAAAATACGAACTTAAACCAATAGAAATCATCAACAAGGGTTGAGGAAGAGTATTGTAAAGAAATTGTTTACTTTGATAGAATTCGTGGATATTCTACAGCAAGGATTTTAGAGCATGGCAATTTACATAGTAGACATTGATGGAACAATCTGTTCTAGGACAGAAGGTGATTATGAAAATGCCGTTCCTTACAAAAACAGAATAGAAAAAATAAATAAACTCTATGATGAAGGACATATAATAATTTATTGGACCGCGCGAGGTATGAGTGAATATTGTGAAGTTGTTGAAAAGGCATATCGAGGATTTTTTGACTTCACAAAGAAGCAACTTGATAGCTGGGGAGCGAAGTATCATGAAGTGAAGCTCGGGAAGCCATGTTACGATCATTGGATTGATGATAAAGCTATGAACGATAAGGAATATTTTGGAGATTTAAATGACGAAAAAATGGGAAAATAAAACACATTCTGTAAATAAAGGATGGCGCTCGGAATTTTGGGCAGTCAATAAGCCAGAATACTGTGGTAAATTGTTGGTTTTCGAAAAAGGAAAAAATGCTCCCTCCACTATCATCTTTTAAAAGATGAAGTCTTCTTGTTGCATACTGGTTGTTCGGCTGTAAAGTTATCCGAGTAAGACGACTTGGACTTGGCGGAAACAATTATTATGAGACCAGGAGATACAGTTCATGTTTATCCAGGCTTACGACATCAAATGATTGCTTTGGAACATTCAGAATTATTGACGGTTACAGAATTGTACGCGAGATTGATTACAAAAGGAGATTAAGATGACATTAAAAATGAAATTATCTACACAAGCAGTTGGTTCAATTATGATGGCTTTGCAAAAGGGTTTAGTAGCAGTCGCACAAGGTAAACCAGAAGAAGAATGCGATATCACTAAAATACTTACGAGGCTTGAGATAGAAGATAGCGTTGATGGACTAATTGTTCTGAATCCACCAGTTGTAGAGTTTGATAGTAAAGAAGAAGTATAATTGATGCCAAATTACACTTATATGTGCTTGAATGAAGAGTGCAATGTTGTAACTGATACTTTTCACTTGATGAATGAAAAACTTCTAGAATGTCCTAAATGTTTAGGCAGTAGTTTAAAAAAACTTCCATCTAAGGTTTTTATCAATAGTAAAGATGCAACACTAAAGAAAAAAGCAGAAGAAATTTATAAAAATTCCTTGGAAGAAACAAAAGAGACATTGTCTGTCGAGAAGCAACATCTAAAAGATAGGAAGTGGAATTCATGACGTGGATGATATTTTTTCTGTTATTGTCTTTGACAATTAATTCAATTTTAATTTGGTATATTATACGGCTTGTTAGAAGCTGCTACATTTCATCTAGTGCGCTTTCAGAAGTGTTGCTTAAGTTAGATGCATATGGAGAACATTTAAAAAGCATTTACGAATTGCAGATGTTTTATGGAGATAAAGAATTACAAGGAGTATTGAACCATACTCGCGAATTAGTTCTCTTTCTGAATGATTTTAATGGAGTTGGTGTTTTGGGCGGAGAGGAAATGGAAGAATTTGTGCAAAAACTGAGGGAAGAGGACGATGACGGAAAAAGAACAACAAATTAAAAAACCTAAAAACTATTTTACTATTTTACACGAACAGGCAATTATCGACTATATCAAAACTACCGATAGTAGAAAAAGAAATGAATTGTATGTGACAATAATTCAACCAGCATTTCATGAGATGATTAAAAAGATTGTTTATAGATATAAGTTTTTTTCTTTGCCAAATATAGACTCTTTAATACAAGAATGCGAGAGCCATTTGGTTACAATTTTAAGTAAATTTGACGAATCAAAAGGTTCGAAAGCGTTTTCTTATTTTTCTGTCATAACGAAAAATTGGTTCATTCATAAGGTCAAAAAGAACGTTACACAAATTATTCAAGAATCGCAGCACGAAGACATATCAAGTTTAATTGAGCATTCTCATCTTTCGACAGTATCAACATATTACGAAGACAGGACAAGTAAAGAATATTTGGAATCGCTTTGGCAAGAGATATCTAAATGGGAATGCTTAAAGTTGAATGATAACGAAAAGAAAGTTTTGATGGCGATAAAAATTCTTCTTGCTCAACCAGATGCAATGGAAATAATAAACAAAAAATCTTTATACGTTTATATAAGAGAAATTACAAATTTAAACACAAAGCAAATATTGATAGGGTTGAATAAATTTAGAATATTATATATTGAGTTTAATGATAAATGGCGCAATGAAGAAAATTGATGAGTTTTAAATATGTTCTGCGATTCAAAGCGATGTTCAAAATGCGATGAAATTAAACCATTGGACAATTTTCATAGAAATAAGAATAATCTAGATGGCTTAACACAAATGTGTAAAGATTGCAAGAGAGCATATGATAAGAATTATTGCGAAAATAACGGTCAAAAAGTAAAAGAACGTAATAAAGATTATTATCAAGACAATAAAGAGACATTGAAAAATAGTCAGAAACTATATCGCGATAATAATAAAGAGAAAATTATTGAGAGTAGTGCAAATTATTGTGAAAAAAACAAAGACAAAATAAAAGAATATCAAAAGAACTATCGCAATAATAACAAAGAAAAAACTAAAAAATATAACAAAATTTATCGCTCTTCGGAAGAAAACAAAAAACGTAATAATGACAGAACTAAAATAAAAAGCAAAGAAGATTTGTCTTTTAGATTGAGGAAATCGGTTTCTAGTTCTGTTTGGCACGCGCTTTGCAATAGACGTGCATCAAAAAATTGCTCTACATGGTCTAAACTTACTTACACGCCACAACAACTTAAGGAGCATCTTGAATCGCTTTGGGAACCTTGGATGAGTTGGAATAACTATGGAAAAATCAGTTCTGAAAAGAGGACGTGGCAAATTGACCACATTATTCCACAGTCGAGCCTTCTGTATGACTCGTTTGAGCATCCAAATTTTATCAAATGTTGGTCTTTAAGCAACTTACGTCCGTTGGAATCTATTGAGAACATAATAAAAAGCAATAAATTATGTTTAGATAATTACAAATAACGATTATGAAAAAAGATTTTGAATCACTTGCCGAGGAAGCAATTGAAAACATACGAAAAGACAGAGAAAAAACTGACGAATTGTTGAAAGATTTAATCAATTACATTGTTGAAGGAAAGGAGAGACACGAGCGTGTTGGAATGACAATGGCCAAATATCTTGAAACATTACAGCGCTCAAATGAGCAGTTAGTTAAACTTGCCGCGCTGGTCAAAAAAGATGAAACTTCTAGTCATGAACTTTCCGTTGGCGAGAGAGATAAAATATTCGATGAACTAAATTCATCCATTGTTGGAACTATAACTTCTACTAAAAAGAAGGTGAAGGAAAATGCCAAATAATGGTAAAGACGGCAGAATTGACATTGGATATGGAACTTTAAACAATGTCGAAGAACAAAATTTTGGCAGAACTCTAGATCCAAGAAATTCTTCTGGAATTGATATAGTACGACAAGTTGCTGTCGATTCTTTCAAAAAGAATACCATCATCGGAACAGGACCTTACAAGGGTATTGTTCTAAGAGTTGACACTAATCCTTCGAATAATCCAATTACATCTTGGGTGCAAAAAGTAAATATTCTTTCTAAAACCAGGAAAACTTTAAAAGTTAGAATACCTGAATTGCATGCGGCTTTGCTCGAGCCGTTTAATTATGGCCCAAATTGTGGACCATCAAACCATATTATTGACATGTATCCTAGTTTTGTGCCTGAGTCAGAAGAGGCGGCTAACGCTCCAGTAGCACCAGGAGATATTGTGTGGGTCGATTTTGGCAATCGTTACAACATGACGGATCCAATTTATAAAGGAATAGCATTTGCAAATGCACAGGGAGGTGCTGTCGGACGCGACTCGGTTAAAGGTATGTTCGATACTGCTAAAAAACCACCACTTGGTGTGTTGGCGCCAGCGGGAAATAATCCGACTTCGAATACGAAATTAGAGGAAGTTCAATTACCAGAACCCATTACACTTCAACAGACGAGAACTTCCGAAACGACTGTTGGTAGTTTTACTCCACAGAGAGAACATGTCGAATCGCCAGACGGGATGCCGCCAATGACATCGCCAGCTATTGCGTATAAAAATGGAAACTCGATTGGTAGTGTCGATTTAGTGGAGATACCAGTTCCAATTGCAACAAAAGACGGTATTTTTATTGTCAAACAACAGGAAAAGCCATTTTATGATTTAATCAATGCCGCCAAAAAAGATAACATAATAATAAGATTAAACAGTGGTTTTAGGTCTAATGAACAACAAAAGTATCTATACGAAGGCTGGATTGATGGAAGTCCTAATTTCAATAAAGCTGCTAAACCTGGATATAGCCTTCATCAAGCTGGTAATGCATTTGATTTTGCTGTTGGTGGTAGTGCCAATACAGAAATATATCGATGGCTTGTGTCAAATGGACACAAATTTGGCTTTTACAATGCTGGAAGATTTTTCAAAGAGCAAAAAGAGCATTGGCATTTCGTCTATTTGGGAATAAATCATCCAACTATTCTTGCGGAAGGCAAAGCACCCTTGTCAGAAAAACTTAAATCGTTCGCTTAAATAACACATTAAACAAATAAGTAAGATTATGCCCGTCGACAAAAAAGCATTCGATATTACTGGTGGGAATCCAGTAAATCAAGAGAATCTCAAAAGAACAAGTGAGAATCAGACAACTTTTGCGCGCGGTATCGCTGGTCACCCTTTACTTGAGTCAATTCCACAAGTTATAAAAACTTCTACCGAAAAGCATATAGAAAATGGCAATAATGCTTTTATTGTTCTTGGAAGAGACAGACCCGCAAGTCGTTTGAGTGGTTACGGTGGTGCTGGGCACACTGGCGCTGGTTCTGTCGATATTGTTGTTGGTAGAATGGGGTATAAAGCAAAAGAATTTGCTGATAATGGAACTCGTTTTTGGGTCGACCCGTCATTTAAAGACGATGCAGCAAGGATTTATTTGAGTCAAAAAACAGATATTGACGATAATTTTGGTCTTGCTGATGGACGTGTTGGTAATTCAAAAACAAAATCAGCAATAGGGCTCAAAGCTGATGGTATACGAATTGTGGCGAGAGAAGGAATAAAACTTGTTACGAGAACAGATGATAACAATTCACAGGGAGGAAGCGTTGATTCGACTTCAGGAATCGATTTGATAGCGGGGAATGATGACAGTGATATTCAGCCAATGGTTAAAGGAAGAAATCTTCAAGAAGCACTAAAGACGTTGACGATGCATGTTGATAAGCTGAATGGTATTGTTGATAGTTTGTTAATGTATCAAATGACGTTTAATACTGCTTTGACCCACCACGTGCATTTCAGTCCCTTTTTTGGGTTACCTACTAGTCCTTCACCGCCTGTAATGGCGGCTGGCATGCAGACACAATTGAACCATTTGATGCAAACCAAAATGTCACTTATCATGAACAAGGCTAACCTTGCGATGTTCAAACATTCGTACCTCTATCAATCAGGTAATAAATTTATAAATTCAAGGTATTGTAATCTAACATAAAATAGCTGGTATAAGTATATGAAAAAAACATGTTCAAGGTGTAAAGTTGAAAAACTTTTGATACATTTTGGCAGAAAAGGAATTGGATATAGAAGTATATGCAAAGATTGCAGAAAATTAGAGTATCTTGAAAATAGAGAAGAAATTTTAATGAAAGCCAAAAAGCGTTATGATGAAAATGGTGAAGAAGTTTGTAGGAGAGTGAGAAATTATAGAATTAAGAATTTAGAAAAAGTAACAAAAAGAGAAAAAGAATATAGAGAGAAAAACATAGACAACGTTAGAAAAAGAAAAAGAGAATATTATAGAGAAAACAAAGATAATATACTTTCTTATCAAGCAAAAAGAAATGCTCAATCAAAACAAAAAGAAAAGAAAAAACAATATGATAAAAATAGACGAAAAGACCTTAAAGTAAAAGAGAGGACGAATTTCTTATGCAGGGAAAGAAAAAAGAAAGATCCTGCATTTAAATTAATGACAAGCGTTGTGGGCAGAATTAATACATTCTTTAGAGAAAATAAATTTAGCAAAAATGGGAAAATTTGGAAAATATTGCCTTATACTCCAAAACAATTGCGAGAACATATTGAAAACCAATTTGATGAAAATATGTCGTGGGAAAATCACGGAACTTATTGGCACGTTGATCACATTATCCCTCAATCGGCATTAAAATACAATTCATTTGAACATCCTAATTTTCAAAAATGTTGGGCATTAGAGAACTTACGACCACTAGAAGCTACGGCAAATTTAAAAAAAGGTAAAAAGCTTATCCATACGAATATTAAAAAAGGCAATAAATAATCATATATGTCCAAATTCAAAAAAACAGTTAGCGATATTAATTCTGGTCTCGCAAAAGCTTCCAATGTTGATTTAGGCGATGCAGCCGAAACTGCCATTCGCAATGAAATCTTTAAGGATAATGGCGTAAGAAAAAGGAAGTGCATAAGCTCTAAAAATAATAGACGCTCTTCCAGAAGAAATTCACAATTTGGGTCAGCAATGCTGATTACGCCTGATTGGACAAGTTTAGACCAATTTAGTCCTTATTATAATTCTAAAGAGGACAAGTATTTTATAACAATACCAACAAAATATGAAACACTTGGAACTATTGCTGATGAAATTTACAGGGAAGTTAAAGAAACGGCAATTGATTCTTTGTTAGATGTTTATAATAAGGATTTTGACAAAAACACACGAGAGAAGCTTTTGGCGTTATTGAAAATAGTTGATAATTTTGTTCCACCTAGGCCAAATCCCAAATGTGGTGCAAACGGCGAAACAATAGTTTTGTTTGGTGTGCGAATACTGGTTGCAATTCCAGGAAAAGAATTTGATGAAATAAAGTTTAAACAAGAAAAATCATTTGGTGAGCCATTGCCGTTGGCGACAAAAGAGATTGTTTTAATTTCATCAGAAGCTAGAAATAAAATAAAAAACGCTTCCAATATATTACGAATATATCAACAAGAAGCAGACGAATCGGGTTATCAAATAAGGGGTATTTTTTTAGATAGAGAAGCTGACAGATTAGAAGAGTTTTTATTTGTACTTGAAAATCTTCTTGTTGCAAACGGTCTAGCTTTAAGAGAAGGAGAAGATGATTTGATTATTATCGGCGTTGATAATAATTTTAAAGTTTTATATGTTCTTTATGACGATGGAGAAGAGTTTTTAAGTCTCGAAGCGGGATTTAATTCATTTATAAAGACAAAATCTGTATCTAACGATAGAACTATCAAACTTTTGTCCGAAATGGGAAAACTTCAAGGCTCTGGCACACAAACTTTTCCTTTGACTGATTTTTTGAGAGAATTTTCTCGTGGTGATGGTAAGGTAGGAATATCTTTTGATAAAGATGTTTTTGATGTTGTTAATCAGCATGCGATGACTGAAGGAAAGCCTTTTACAGCAAAAGATATCAAAAATGATTTGAAAAGTTTCATTAATTTCACTAATGAAAATCCTGTCAAAACAGAAGAAGAGAAAAACAAAGAAGACGTTATTATTAATTCGGCAAAGTTTTTAGATGCGCACGGTTCTTCTAATTCAAAGTTTGTGTCGACTAAAGTAGATTTTGTCGCCGACGTTTCTTTTTCTGTTCCCAACATGAAAAAAGTCAAAGATAAATTAAAATCATTAGATGAAGTTTATGAAAATTTTCTCAATAGGGTTAATATTTGTAGAATATTGCAAGTGGCAATTGATTGTTTAAAAATACCTGACAGAGCGTGTCGTTTGGGAAAGGCGGCATTGATTAGCGCAAATTGTGAAGATTTTATAGAGTTTTTTTCAAATAATCTTTTGATGCGAATATCTGACATAACGTTGGGAACGGTTAGATTGGAAGATATTCTTAGGCAAAGAATAATAGAATGTTTGAGTAGACTAGATGAAGAAGAAAAGCAGTTTTTACTTGGTAGAATACAATTTGCTGCTAATAGGCAAATAAAATCTACTTCTGAACTTAGAGAAATTGGCATAGACGTCATTATGGGAGCTCTTGGTTCGAGGGGGAAAGTTTTCTTAGAAGAAATTTGTAGTGACCCTAGGGCAAGAAAACAAATAGTTGATGCAGTTCCAAACGAGTTGTGTTCGAAGTTGAATAAAGAGTTAAGTGATATTGCTAAAAAGTGCGAGTTTCCGACAATAAAACTTCCAAACTGGTTTCCAACAATTGATATTATAGCAAGTATTTCAATTTCGATAGAGGTAGCAATTACAGACGCGATATTAGTCGCTTTGATAGAACTGATTAAATCAATTTTAGAACAAATATTAAATTGCGAAGATGGATTCAAGACACCAGATTTTGGACAATTTAATTTGACTGATATGCTAGCTAGAACGTTTGACATAGGCATCGATACTGATTCGTTCTTCTCGCTTCAAACGAATACGATGAAGATGATTTCGTTAGGTACATTAGGGGCGGAATATTCAATTAATTCTTTAATAGGATTGACAAATGATGTTGGAGCTCTCATATCGCCATCAGAAATGGCAAATCTCTTAAATGGCGACATAGACCCAGACGTTATGGCGCTTATCAATTGTCTAATTGATACAAAATATCCAGGATTGCGCTCGGCATTAAACTCATCGGCTAAAATTGATGATTTTTATAAAGGTTTTGGTGATGTTTTAGATAAAAAACAACTACTTGAACAAATAGCACAATTGAATAGGCCAGAAATACTTTCATCGGACGACGTTTGTGCTATTCCAGAGGATTTAAATTTTAGGAGACTGCTTGAAAATAAAGGATTAACTCCCGAAGAAATAAATAGACAAGTCGAGATGGCGACAAAAAGAAAAGAAGATTTGTTTGATGGATTTTTGAATAATCTTTTAAAAGGAAATCCATTAGAGGATGCTTTGCCACCAATATTTTGTACTATAAATTCAAACGGTAAAGAAGAAGGAATCATCAAAGGTCACCATCCATCGTTTACGTATATGATGGATAAAACCATCGATGTCATATATGACGGTGTTTATATGACATTTAATAACGAGATTTCTAATTTCACGAATGCACTTAGAGAAACTACAGCGGTTCAGATACCAAGGGCGATAGAAAGAAAAATAAACGTAGAAGGCGTTACAGAAGATGGTAAGACCTTTAAAGAAGAAGTAGAGAATCCAGAATTTAGAAGATTAATTTCGCAAGGTGTTTCGGTAAAAGAACCAGAAGATTTAGACAAAGAAGCGGTTATTGTCTACGAAGATATGCAGTTTACAACTGGTTTTGCCGCGCGCGGACTTAAAGAAAATCTTAAAAACATTCAATTAAATCAAAGGCTTTTCAATGTTGATGTGAGAGGAAATGTTTCTTTCGTTATTCCAAATATGATTGATGTGAATAAATTGTCTAGTGCTACTCTGTTGAAAAACATCAATAGTGTTACAAAAGACCCTACATTACTGAAAACTATAAATAACTTTAAGAATGTAAAAGACGTTGCCAATATAAGTGAGTATTATATTCAATATAGACCTTCGAATCTATTGAAAGAGGGTAAAGATGAATATTCAATTGATATACAGAAATTTGACGTAAGTGATAATAAAATAGTTGAAACAGAAGTGGCGGTAGCTACCGTTGATGAAATAAAGCCAGAAGTATTGAATTTTATTCAATCAAGAAAGTTGGAACATGACGTTCCGCAAAGGAGCGTCTTTGAGCCTGAGATGGAATCATCGTTGCCACAATCTTATTTTGGTTCTTTTATAACAAAGGTTTGGAAAGAGGGTGCGCCCATTTATATTAATGGAATTTCCGTTTCGAAACCTCACTATGCCGTTGGTGTTGCGGCAGAAAAATTATTGAACAAGATTGATACAAAATTAAAAAACGAGTTCAAAACAATTGCTTATAAGAACTTGTTTGTTGATACATTTGCTTCCTTTGCGGAACAGGTATCGAAATCTCCATTGTTTAATTTAAAAGTTTTATCGTTGTTGGATTTTACACCAGACTCGATTTCAGGTAAATGTCGACCACATTTATTAAATTTGGATGATATAAAGATGAAAATGCGCGATGCAATGATGAATAATGTTTGCGTCGAGACATTGTTCCCAACAACAGATGGATTGGGAAAGCAGACTCCAAATTCGATGGAGCGAGAAGGAATTAATGGAGCGATTAGAACGCTTGTACGGTTGATTACGATTGAAAACATTTTGAGAACTATTTTCGTTTTTTCAGAGTTTAAAATAAACATTTCTGAAGATATCGATTCGACAATTGTAAATTACATTGCAAATAAGATTTATAAAGAACTTTTGAATATTGGAGAAATCACCAAAGATGATAAATTCGCTCAACAGTTTGCCGAACAAACACTTCTTTCATATAATGTAGCGGCCGAAACGGGAGAAATAGAAGCGGATAAAACAGACAATTTCGAAATCGCCGCTCGTTATTACATTAATATAGAAATAAAATCAGTTGTCGAACAAATAGCTTCTCTTGCGAAAAAAACAGACGGAACCAACCAATTAGAATTGGATAGAATATTGATTAGTGATTATTTGCCATTGTTTGATACTGATAGAGCTATTTTATCGGAAGCTGCTGGTCCAAGATTTGTAAAGTCTGAAACAAAAAAGTCTTTACAGATTAGAGATTTTAAGCAAACGGAAATAGAAGAAACATTGGCTCAAAATATTAGAAATGCCGAATCTTTGTCTGGAAGAGTTAATTTTAGTTTTGATAATGGAAATTTTATCTTGGAAAGATATGTAAGGGTTTCTTATAAAAACGAAGAAGATAGATTTAATCGTTTGCTTAATGCTGTCGTGGCCACAACAGATCAACAGGCAACGTTGTTGTCCGAGTCAAGAAAAATAAAAAGAGGACAATTTGGAGTTCTACGACTAAAAGATTTCGAACAAGTATTAAAAACGATTATTTTACCCGAGACAATTGTAAATGGAACAAAATTAGAAGACATAATTGAAAGTTTACATTTTGGTTTAAGACTGGTTTACGTTCCGCCATTGAATGAAGAAAAATTATTTGGCACTTTGTCTAGCGTAGAAAGTGTTTCTCGAGAAATACTAAAAGATACCGAGTCAAACAAAATAAAAATAAACAATGAAGTCGATTTGAATAAGTCATTTATTGTTGAAGAATCAGTACAAACTACAGAGCTGGTTCAATCCTCTTTAACTTTCGAAACACACCAAAAGCAAAGGACCAGAGAAGTATACCAATTTCCAATTGTATGCGTAGAGATCCCAGAAGATATAAACTTTTTAGCTAGAAACACTAACGTACCAGGCGTAATAACCGTTCTGTGGAATGACAAAAGAACTAGATTACGAGAATCTTTGTTGGCGACAGAAGAGTATAAGTTTATTTTTGGCTATTGTATACCAGTTGATAGAATGTTTTCGTTATTGTCGTTGTATAATATCACGTATTTGTCTAATTTGGAACCTGTTAGAAATTTGTTCGAAGGAACAAAAATTGCGATAAAGAGTGTTTTTAGTTTATTATTGAATAGTGGCAATTACCAATATTCAGACGCGTATATTGAGCAAATGGGAGGTAATGCGGGTCTTAATACAACTTCAATAAACAATGTCGATACGGATCCAAAGGTGCCAGGGGTTAATGTGGCAGCGATGGCCCTTAGGACTCCCATATTAATTTTAAAAGGCCTGGTAGAGCTAATTGACCCCAACATTAGTCGTGCTCGCAAAATTGTTGATATTGCCAAGGCAAATGGCAAAAACGTGCCAATACATGTTGCATCGTTGGGGCAATTGCCAATGAATGTCTTCATGCCTTATCCGATGGGCATCGGAATCGGCGCTCCAATTTCGCCATTAGGGTTTATCTACCTGGCCCTAAACATTGACGATATATTCTCAGACGCCCAAGGTAAAGAAGTCAAAAGAAATGACATTGGTGCGGAATTTGGTATTGACTTTTCTGGTTTTGGTGGCAAAATAAAATGTCCAGACAAAGGCAAAAAATGAGCTGTGGAATATACAAGATAAGAAACATTGTCAATGGAAAAGTTTATATTGGAAGCACTGTTAATTTTAGGAAGAGATTTTCTTTACACAAACTTCTTTTAACACGAAATAAACATCATTCTAAGCATTTGCAAAACGCATGGAATAAAGATGGAGAGGAAAACTTTATATTTGAAATAATAGAAGAAATAGAGCCGAACAAAGAAAAATTGCTTGAAAGAGAACAGTGTTGGATAGATTCGCTAACGCCAGAATATAATATTTCTAATGTGGCTGGCTCTTGTCTGGGTGTTAAAAGATCTGACGAGACAAAGAAAAAAATATCTGAAGCAAATAAAAAGAAAAAAACTTATCCACCGTGGAATAAAGGTTTAAAAAATATTTTTTCTGAAGAAGTTAGGAAAAAAATGTCTGATGCTGCAAAGCTAAGACCTCCAACTATGAAAGGAAAATTACATTCGGAAGAAACAAGATTAAAAATATCAAAATCTCGTATTGGAATTACTGCTGGCGAAAATAATCCGAAAGCTAAATTAACTTGGGAAATTGTTAGACAAATTAGAGAGAAATATAAATTAGGTTTTACTAAGATATCTATTTCAAGGGATATTGGCATTAGCGCTTCGAATATTGAAAAAATAATTAACAACAAAAGTTGGTACGATACGTTGTATGAGTTCGTAGAAGTATCTGATGGTAGGAGAACTCGTTCAAAAGAAACAATAGAAAAGCAAAAACAAACCAGAAAAAAGAATGGCAAATTGATTGGCGAAAATAATCCAAAAGCTAAATTAACTTGGGAAATTGTTAATAAAATTAGAGAAGAGCATAGAACTGGTTTACCAACTAGTTGTTTGTCAGAAAAATTTGAAGTTTGTTGGTCTACTATTAATAGGATTCTCAACAACAAATCCTGGCACGACCCATCTTACATTCCAAAAGCAAAATAATCAGCATTCCCATTGACATTGATTTTGATATGTTTTAAACTCTTTAAATGGCGGCATTTAACGAAGATTTAAAAAGTGGCAAAGTTGGTGAAATATTTGTTGAAGAAAAGTTAAAAGATATCGGCTATATTGTCAATTCAGTTTCATCCCCAGATTGGTTTCACAACACTGACGATGGTTCCTGGTTTTTGAAAGAAACATTAGAAAGAGTAACCAAAGAAATCAAAACTGATTTTTCTGCTTGCGTGTATGGAAATATTGCAATAGAAACATATTGCAATAGAATAAATGAGCCGTCTGGCATAATTGTTTCAACCGCAGACGAGTATGTGTTTTCCATGCCAAATTATCTAACAAAAAGAAAAACAACTATTGGCATATGCAATAGGCAAGAATTGGTCAATGCCTTAAATGATGAATCTTTTTATGTAGAAAAAGATAAGCCCATGGGCGATATGTACGGTACTATTAAGGCTGCGCGAGGTTTTCTTGTTCGTATTGAAAAGTATTTGAAAATATGCAAAAAGATTTATGTTGTTGACGGAGTTCCTGAAAAATGAACGAAATCAATACTGTCGTAGTTGGCAATAATGTAGAGGTTTTGCGCGCACTGACTCCTGAAGTTGTTGATTTAGTTGTTACTTCTCCTCCATACGACAATTTACGTTCTTACAAAAAGAATAGTGAGTTTGATTTTTGCGGATTAGTTTCTGAACTTTATAGAGTTCTAAAGCCAGGAGGAGTTGTTGTTTGGGTTGTCGGAGACTCAGTTGTTGACGGCGGAGAATCTGGAACGTCATTTCGACAAGCTTTGCATTTTCAAGAAGTTGGGTTTAAGATATTCGATACAATGATTTACGAAAAGAATTCAATATCATTTCCATCAAAAAACAGGTATTATCAAATATTTGAATATATGTTTATCTTTTCCAAAGGAACTCCGAAAACGATAAATCTCATAAAGGACAGACCAAATAGGTGGGCTGGTGCTAAATATTGGGGTAAATTATCTACTCGTCAAGGCGATGGTGAGCAATTAGTTAAGAAACAAAACGATAGAGTAATACCAGACTATAGCATTAGAACAAATATATGGCGATATAATACTGGAAGGGGTTTTAGCACTAAAGATAAAATCGCTTTTCAACACCCAGCAATTTTTCCTGAAAAACTAGCCGAAGATCACATATTAAGCTGGTCAAATGAAGGAGACACCGTTCTTGATCCATTTTGTGGCAGCGGGACGACTCTTAAAATGGCAAAGATTCTCAATAGAAATTTTATAGGAATTGATATTAATAACGAATATTGTGAGTTGTCAAAAGAACGACTAGAATTTGATAAACATTAAGTTGCTATATTTAACATTATGGCATCAGGCATTTCAACAAAACTTCCATTATCTTTAGAACCAGACGATGGCATAAAAAATAACAAGACATATCGTGAAGTTGCAAAACAAAATCTGTTAAATATTCTTCTTTGCATACCTGGTGAGCGCGTGATGCTTACTGATTTTGGTGTAGGGTTAAAACGTTATCTATTTGAAACTGACACTATTTTGCTTCGTAATGAAATTGCTAGCAAAATTAAACAACAAGTTCAAAGATATTTGTCTTACATAGAGATAATTGACATTCAATTTCAATCTTTTGACGATAATAATTTAATGGATGTTAATTTGTTATCAATAAAAATAAAATATACTATAATACCGCTCGGAACAATTGATGAAATCGTTCTAAACAGGGAAAATGATGACATAGTTACGACTTAAACTATTGTCTTTTTGAACTATTTAAGTTGAAATGTCAATAACTAAAAGACGACGCTTGCCACGTATTTCATACGTAGCCAGAGATTTTGATTCCATTAAGCGTGAACTTGTTGATTACAAGAGTCGTTACTACCCAAATATAGCAAAAGACAGCAACGAAGCATCATTCGACGATCTCATGATGGATCTTGTTTCTTATGTGGGAGACCAGCTTTCATTTTATCTTGATTATTCAGTCAATGAAACCTTTTTGGATACAGCAATAGAATTTAATAATGTTTTGAGGCTTGGTAAACAAATGGGCTTTAAATTTAAAGGTAACCCAACTTCTATGGGAATAGCAACTTTTTTCGCTATTATTCCCGCAAGCATTAGTGGGCTGGGGCCAGATCCATCTTATATGTTTATTCTGAAAAGAGGAACAGAGTTATCTTCTATCGGCGGTAACGGTTTTCTTTTGAATGAAGACGTCAATTTTGCCAACCCACAAAACGCAGTCGTTGTTGCACGAGTTAATGAAAGTACTGGTCTTCCAACTGCTTATGCCGTCAAGGCTCACGGACGAATTATTTCAGGTAGAATTGTAGAAGAAATAGTTTCGGTTGGAAGCTTTCAGAAGTTTCTTAAAATAGAATTGTCTGGTAGAGATATTAGCGAAATAATGTCAATTGTTGATTCTGAAGGCAATGAGTTTTTTGAAGTTGACTATTTGTCGCAAGATTTAATTTATAAAGCAATACCAAATAGGTCTAATACAACGAACGCGTTGGCGCCTTCATTATTGAGGCCGTTTGTTGTTCCGAGAAGATTTGTTGTAGAAAGAGAAAGAACAAGGACGTTTTTGCAATTTGGTTTCGGGTCGGACAGAGATGTAACAAGCAACCCACTAGTCGACCCAGCTCAAGTTATATTGGATATTCGTGGCAAAAATTATGTTTCTGATATTTCTTTAGATCCGACCAATATCCTTGGAACGGATAAACTAGGAATTGCACCGTCGAATACAAATTTGAAAATTGTTTATAGAGTTAACACAACCGACAATGTCAATGCGGCCGTAAATTCCGTAACGGACATTGTAAATCCTTTAACGGAATTTGCTAACTTAAACACATTAAATTTGGAATCGGTAAGAGAAATAATAAATTCAATTGAAGTGACAAACGAAGAAGCAATTATAGGCGATGTTACAACTCCAACGGTTCAAGAGTTGAAATTGCGAGTATTCGATGGGTTTGCGGCGCAAAACAGAGCCGTTACGGCGTTAGATTATCGAAGTGTTGTGTATTCTATGCCGCCAGAATTTGGTGCGATAAAAAGAGTTAATATCATACAAGACCCAGACTCGTTTAAACGAAATCTCAACGTTTATGTTATAAGTGAAAATAGCGATGGCACACTTGTTGCGTCAAATTCAACAATAAAAGATAATCTAAAGTTTTGGATAGGTCGGGGAAAAATGGTGTCAGATACCCTGGACCTTCTAGATGCAAAAATTATAAATATTGGAATTGACTTCGTTGTGACGGGAGAATTGGAAAAAAATAAATTTGAAATACTGAATAATTGCATTGCCGACTTAAAAGACGAATTTTCAAACAAAGAAAACATTGGCGAAGACTTTTCAATAACAAGGATTTACAAGCGATTGCAAAAAGTCAATGGAGTTATTGATGTTGTAAAAATCAAAATATTTCAGAAAAAGGGTGGGGCATATAGCGATATAACTTTCAATATAAATGATCAAATTTCGCCAGATGGGCGTTTTATAGCAGTGCCACAAAATTGTATAATTGAAATAAAAGATTTGGATAACGATCTTCGAGGAAGTGTGAAATAAAATGAGCGATAAAGAAATAAAATCTGGAATATATCAAATTCGTAATTTGGTTAATGGAAAGATTTACATTGGAAGTGCGGTCTTGTTAATAAGAAGAGAAAAGGATCATTTTAGACAATTAAAAAAAGACCAACATCCAAATAGAAAGTTGCAAAGAGCCTGGAATAAACATGGTGAACAAAATTTTTTGTTTGAAATTGTCGAAGAAGTGCAAGAGAGAGAAAATCTTATTGAAACTGAGCAATTTTATTTAGAGGCTTTAAGGCCAGAATATAATATATGCAAGACGGCGGGGAGTACTTTGGGTCTTAAATTCACAGAAGAAGCCAAACAAAAAATGTCAGAATCGAGAAAGGGCGAAAAACATCATTTTTTTGGAAAGCATCTTTCGGAAGAAGTCAAACAAAAATTATCTGAACTTCGCATGGGAGAAAAAAATCATAATTTTGGTAAAAATCTTTCTGAAGAAACCAAACAAAAAATATCAAAATCGACAAAAGGTGAAAAAAATCATAATTTTGGTAAAAATCTTTCTGAAGAAACCAAACAAAAAATGTCAGAATCGAAAAAAGGCGAAAAACATCATTTTTCGAAACTTACTTGGGAAAAAGTTGATGAAATAAGAAAAAAGTATAAAACTGGGGATTATACACAACTGAAACTTGCGTGCGAATATGAAGTCGCTAAATCAACCATTCAGCACATAATAAGTTATAAAATCTGGAAAGAATAACAATGTCCATTAAGCGCTATATTTGTTCTGCTGATGCTTCAATTTCTAACTTTTTTAAGGCTAATTTGCGCACGCGTGTTACTTCTAGTAATTTTGGTGCCGCAGATATATGCGAATTATTCTCAATCTATGGACAAGCGTCGACATCTTCTGTTGAAACAATGAGGATTTTGGCTCAGTTCCCAGTTTCAACAATTGTATCAGACAGGGCAGCTAATGTTATTCCAGCTTCTGGCAGTGTTAATTTTTATTTGAGAATGTTTAACGCGCCACATGGTGAAACGCTGCCTAGGCAATTTACACTTGTTGTTTCTCCTGTTTCTCGTTCCTGGATCGAGGGCGCAGGTTTAGATCTTGAGAACGGAGATGATATTTCTCCGAACGGTATTAACGGTGCAAATTGGCTTTATGCTGCTTCGGCGAGTGCGTGGACGACGGCTGGAGGCGATTATCTTACTTCACCAACGGCAAGTCAATATTTTGATGCAGGGACAGAAGACTTGGAAGTTAACATTACACCACTTGTTGAGCAATGGGTTGCCAGCGCGATTCCAAATTATGGTGTTGGAGTAGCGTTATCTTCTAGTCATGAAAATCAAGCAAGTTCGTTTTATACAAAGAAGTTTTTTGCACGTTCTAATGAGTTTTTTTATAGCAGGCCAACGATAGAAGTAAGATGGGACTCATCAACGACGGATGACAGGGGGAGGTTTTTTATAAGCAGTTCGTTGTTGGATTCAACAGATAATGCTCATACGATATATTTGTACAATTATGTCAATGGTCAATTGAAAAATATTGCTAGCGTTGGAAGCGGTTCAGTTTATGTTTCCGTCTATACTTCAGCTTCAAATGGCAGTTTAGTAACGACAACTCCCATGCCAGTCACTGGCGGTTATGTTTCTACGGGAATATATTCAGCTTCATTTGCTCTTGCGACAACAGAAAGAACTGTATACGACGTGTGGTTTAGTGGTAGCGCAGTGTATCATACTGGTTCTATTACTCCAATTGTGTTTGATGCGTCTAATTCTCGCGCGACAACACAAAAGTACATTACGGCGGTAACAAATTTGAAAAATTCTTATTCAAATAACGAAACAACTCGTGTTAGATTGTTTATTAGGGAAAACAATTGGCATCCTAATTTGTTTTCAATTGCATCAGAAAACATTACTGGAAGTGTTATTCAAAATGCTTATTATAAAGTTATGAGAACAAACGACCAATATGAAGTGGTGCCTTTCGGAACAGGATCAACGAAGCATACAAAATTGTCGTATGATGGTCAAGGCAATTTTTTTGATTTTGATATGTCTATGCTCGAGAAAAATTATTTATACGAATTTCGATTTGCTTACGATATAAATGGAAATTTTGAAGAAGCAAAAGAAACATTTAAGTTCCGTATAAAATGAATGGAGCGAAAGGTAGATGTTTAAAGATATAAAATCTGGAATATATAAAATTTGTAATTTGGTCAATGGAAAGATTTATATTGGAAGTAGTATAAATTTATTTAAACGACAGAAAGAACATTTTCGTTGCTTGAAAAGCAATAAACATCATTCTCAACATTTACAAAATTCTTGGAATACACACGGAGAAGAAAACTTTGTTTTTGAAATTATTGAAGAAATTAAAGAAAAAGAAAAACTCATTGAAAGAGAGCAATATTATTTGGACATCTTAAATCCAGAATATAATATATGTCCAACGGCTGGAAGTCAATTGGGGACAAAACGCACAAATGAGCAAAAAGAGAAAATGAGTAAATCTCACATTGGAATTCAGTCTGGAGAAAACCATCCAATGTTTGGGAAAAAACGTACAGATTTGATAGATAATCCTATAGGAGCGAAACTTAAACGAGAAGATGTTGAAAAAATTAGAAAAGAATATTTTTTAGAAAAAAACGAATTAACAGAAATATACAAAAAATATTCTTTTGTTAATAAAAAAACATTAAGAAATGTTATTAATTATGACACTTGGGTAGAAGAAAAACCCTCTTCGTACAAAAAAAGAAAAAGAAAATGCAACAATCCAAAATTAACTTTGGAAAAAGTTAGAGAAATAAGAGCGATGTATAAAACAGGAAACTACACTCAAAAACAATTAGAAGAAATTTTTACGATAGATCAAACACAAATAAGTAACATTGTCAGGAATAAACAATGGATAGAGTAAAGAGAGACAAGTGAAATGTCCATAAAAGATTTATTTAATTCTGAAATATCAGAAAAAGTTTTAACCAGCGTATCCTTGGATGAAGTTGGCGATGAAATAGAATCGTCACGATATGTTGTTTCCGAGTTAGAAAATAAAAACCGCTTCGTTCCATCGATAGATTTCTCAGATCCAGCTAATTGGGCTTTTTTTTCTCTTGCGGAACAATCTTATGAAGATAGCATAAATTATATTCTCAATGATTATCCTTACGACGCTTCTTTGGCGGAGAAGATAAATTGGCAATTATCAGGCAGTTATCTTGATAACTGGATTTTTGAACATGATTATCCAAGAACAAATGGCTATATTAACCTCCTCGCGCAAGGTTCACAACTGTCTTGTTCAAGTGGTTATGCCCTTTTTTCTACAAGCAGTTATATTTCGTTAAAAGGCGGTCCCCATTCCGCTTCGGAAGGAATGGTAGGAACTCCACTTTATCAAACTTTTGCCAATTCAAACATTTTTAATACTGGTTCAAATCGTGAGTCAAATTTAGAAATAAATGGAAATAATGGTGTAACAGTTGAATTTTGGCTGAAGAAGTCTGCATGGGTTTCTGGTTCACAAAGTTCAAAGCAGGTTATTTTTGATGCGTGGAATAGCGCTTCATATGGCACACCTGGGTATGGCCGTTTTAGAGTTGAAATACATCCTGGTACTTCTGGTGAAGAGCGAAAATTTTACATTGAATTGCTATCTGGTTCAAGTGGTTTTTCGGTTAGCCAGTCTCTCAATGTAGCGTCAATTGGCAATGGCTTAAATATAACTGGCTCACATTGGCAACAATATTCGTTATCTTTGATAAACACTGGCAGTGCAATGGTTGCCAGATTATACACCAGCGGTACGCTAAACGACACTGTAATAACTGGCTCGTCGATAGGGCGTATTACGGGCTCTATGTTGGCCACTGTCGGTTCGTTGATTACAAGCGTTTCTGGTGCGTTTGGCGCGCTTGGTTGGGCTAATTTATCTGGTTCTTTGGACGAGTTTAGGTTTTGGAAAGCCCGAAGAAACGCAAAACAGATCGGCCGATATTGGTTCAATCAAATTGGGGCGGGTACAAATACAGATGAAGCAAACACTACATTGGGCGTCTATTATAAATTTAACGAAGGCATTATGTCCACTGGTTCTGTTAATGCTCTCGATGCGAACGTCTTGGATTATTCTGGAAGAATTTCAAATGGGAGTTGGACCAATTATATCCTTGGAGGGCGAAACACAGGTTCGGCCATTGTTGAATCGGCTGCCGCTGAAGCTGAATTTAGAGATCCAATTCTTTATTCTTCTCATCCCGAAGTAATTGCATTGTCTTTGGCAAAACAAGAAATTGGTTTTGCTCATGATTCAACAAATAATGCTAGTTTATATGGTTCTTTTCCAGAGTGGATAACGAGCGATGACGAAGAGAAAGAGCATAGAGTTTTGAGGAAAGTAACTCAAACATTGGCAAGTTATCTTGATAATTTATTTTTGCAAATTAAAGCTTTGCCAGATATAAAAAATCCAGTTTATGCAAGTGGAAGCGCGAAGCCATACCCATTTGTTTCTCGCTATTTGGAAGCCGCTGGAATGATTGCGCCAGAGATTTTTTCAGAAGCGGAAGAACTAGAATCTCTCGCGGCGAGAGATGATTTCAGGGAATATTCCGAAAAGCTTTATGATATAAAGAATAAAATCTATCAAAATGTCTACAACAATCTTCCTTACATTTATAAAACGAAGGGCACGGAAAAGTCATTTCGAAATTTGATAAGATGCTTCGGCATTGATAATGAGTTATTAAAAATCAATCTTTATGCAGATAATTTGACTTATGAACTAAAGGACAATGTTCAATATGTTGCTGTAAAGAAAAAGTTTGTTGATTTCAACGACGTCGACAGATTTGATTGCACTGTGTATCAATCAACTTCTAGTGCGCCGTCTTCCAGGTCGTATATTGCCGCTCCATCAAATGTAATTTATCACGGTGCAACGTATGAATGTGAAGCGATATTTCCAAAAAAGTTCGCTGTTGATTCGAATTTGTATTTTGAGACTCCATTTACAATTACATCAATTTATGGAGCTCATACAGCAGAATGTTTTGAGGGAAGCAATAAAGAATGGGACATTCCAGACCATGGCAATTTTCAAGTGTATGCCGTACGTCCGTATTTGGAATCAAAAGAATGTTATTTCATGCTTAGTGGAACTGCTGGGGCAATGTTGCCAGAGCTTACGAGTAGCATTTTCCGTGATGTTTATGATAATAATCGCTGGTTATTTTCCGTAAGGGTTAAACCTCTTTCATATCCATGGGCTGATGGCGCAAGCGGGAGCGCCAATAATGCATTTACCGTAGAGTTTTCTGGATATAATAGCGTAGTAGATATTATAAATAATAGTTTTAGCACGTCAGGAACTATTACAAAAGCGGCTGGAGAAGCGTTTATGACCGCTCCGAAGAGGTTCTTTGTTGGAGCCCACAGACAGAATTTCACTGGTTCTGTACGAGAGTATTCAGATGCGAAAGTAAGTGATTTGAAAGTTTGGGCAAAATACTTGTCTGATGAGGAATTGATAACGCATGCAAAAGACGCTTCTAATTTTGGTACGGCGCATCCCTATAGGGGCAGCTTTATGTCTGAGATCTCAAAAAGTTTTGGCGTTGGATATTGATTATGCATGGAATATATAAAATAATAAATAAAGTTAATGGTAAGGTTTATGTTGGGAGTGCAGTTGATCTTCGCAGGCGCTGGAGAGAACATAAATCCATTTTATGTAAAAACAGACACTACAATGACCGTTTGCAAAAGTCTTGGAATAAACATGGAGAAGGAAATTTTCTATTTGAAGTAATAGAAGAAGTCCAGGACAAAGAAAAACTTCTCGAAAGAGAGCAATGCTATATTGATATATTAAAACCAGAATATAATATTTGTAAAATTGCAGGAAGTGCTTTGGGAACAAAGCGTTCTGAAGAAACAAAAAGGAAAATGTCTGAATCAAATAAAGGTGAAAATCATCCTAATTTTGGAAAGCATCTTTCGGAAGAAACCAAACAAAAAATGTCTGAGGCGCGAAAAGGCGAAAAACATCATAATTTTGGCAAACACCTTTCTGAAGAAAGTAAACGAAAAATATCTGAGGCGCGAAAAGGTGAAAAAAATCATAATTTTGGTAAACGCTTTTCTGAAGAAACCAGACAGAAAATGTCTGAGGCGCGAAAAGGCGAAAAACATCATAATTTTGGCAAGCATCATTCTGAAGAAACTAAACAGAAAATGTCTGAATCAAATAAAGGTGAAAAAAATGCATATTCTAAACTCACCTGTGTTCAGGTACGAGAAATAAGAGAAAAGTATAAAACTGGCGATGTTACATATAAACAATTATCAGAAGAATATGAAGTTGCGATATCGACTATTCAGAAAGTAATCGAAAATAGAACTTGGAAACGATAGTTGATAATTTAATTTGTCATTTGTTTTGTAATTAATAGTTGATAACATGACGCATCTTTCGAATTTTTTCATTGGGCTTGGACCTTCGGCTAGCGTTTCGAACATAACAGCTCTCAATGAGGGCGCTGTTCGCGTTTTCTTTACGCGACAAATGAGCTCATCTGCTCTTTTTAATGCAACTGGAAGCTATTCTGTGACGCCTGACGGCGGTTCAATTCCGTTATCAGTAATTGCAACCTTGGCAGAGGTGATTACATATCCAACTTACATTGATTTGTCATTCAACACGGAAATGACCAATGGAAGCTCAAATTATACACTAGACATTGTTTCTGGCACGACAGATTTTCAAGGAAACAATTTATCACCACTTTTATACAACTTTTCTGGCCATGGCACACCCCCATATATTGATGACATTTATATCCCCAATTCTTTATTTGGAAGTACAAATGACAATATTACATTTAAGATTTTAGACGCTGGTTCACAAGTTGCTAGTAGCTCAATCAATATTTCAATAACACAAGGAACTGGTTCTCTACAAAGTGCGTTTGTTTCTGGTTCGTTTGTTGCTCCATTTAACGGAGTAAGTTCATCTATTTCTCCATTTGAAACTGGATATTCTATAGTTATCGATCCGTCTGGTTCTCTTACATATGAAGTTACATTGTTCATAACTGCGCAAGATACTTCATATAATCTTCTATCTGCTTCTTTTTCATCTTGCGAAGATACTCTTTTGGCGCCAAGGAAAATCATAGAAGTTCCAGAAATGGAAACCCTGCTTCTTCATTGGAATTTTGAAAACATCACAGGAAGTGGAAATAGCAGTGATGGCCTTCCAACAACATCAGACGCGAAATTTACTGTAGAGGATATTTCTTCTGGTTCGTTAGCGTTAACAAACAGATACGAATGGCTTGGACCACTTCGCTATCATCAATATCCAGGAGTCGGAGATTTCTTTTTACCGCATGACATTGACGCTATAAATGTCGAATATATTCCTTCAGCAAAACAACTTCCACCAGAAGTTTTGAATAGTGCAAATATGGTGGAAATCAGAGATTCCGACGATACAACCTTTACGCGCGATACTAGGCCGATAAAGTATG